AAAACGCTTTTGTGCTTTAGCTAACACTGCGGCAACTGCTCTGCATGTTCTTTTGATTCTGCGATTTGCATATTAGCTTCATTTGCAAAAACTAAGTTTCCTTCAAATTCAGCGGTCTCTACGAAATTAGGATACATGATTTCAAACTCATAAGTTTCTCCATCAATAGCTTTTTGCAAACATTCTTGTGTTGATGGCTTGCCTATTAGTAAGTCCAAGTGTCCCCATGCATGTTGCAGTTCTTGGTCTGCTGTATGCTCAAAGTGTTGAGCGATTTCTTCAAATCCTTCTGCTCGGGCAATCTTTGCAAAATATCTATATTTGATATGAGCTTGAGATTCGCCTGCGAATGCATCTTGTAGATTAGCTAGTGTCTGTGACATTATTTTCCTTTAAAATTTATATTGTTTACTCAATTGAATCTGGTGTAACAAGACCATTTGAGTGTTTGTCTCTTAATGCTTCTGCATCTTGAAACAGTCTTTTTTCTTGCTGTGTAAGTTCTTTAAAAGATTTTCTAGGATTCATACACATTACGCATTTTGGATTACCACAATTCATTACGTGATGTTTTGCCAGTCTATGTGGTTCTTTAACAGCACGGTCTTTGTTAGTAAGACCATTCTGTTTTGCAATTTTAACTTGTTTTTTGATATTAGTCTCGTCACGATAGCGGCGACGAGAGTTTAAGTATTTTGCTAAATCGTTACTCATATTAATGACGTTTTCTATAGTCTTCTACTGCGGCTTTGATGGCGTCTTCGGCGAGGATTGAGCAGTGGATTTTAACTGGGGGGAGGGCGAGGTGTTCTGCGATGGTTGAGTTCTTGATGGTGTTAGCTTCATCCAATGTTTTACCCTTGACCCACTCTGTGACAAGGCTTGAAGAAGCAATTGCCGACCCGCACCCATATGTTTTAAATTTAGCATCTGTTATAACTCCTGTTTCTTTATCTACTTTTATACTTAACTGAAGGACGTCACCGCATGCCGGGGCCCCTACTAGGCCTACACCAACATCTTCGTCGGTTTTTTTATATGAACCGACATTTCTTGGATTATTGTAATGATCCAAAACATTATCTGAGTAAGCCATCAAAGTTCTCCAATACTGTATTAATTGTTTCCTCAGATTGAAACGTATCCCATTTCTTTCTGTTGTCTTCCCCTGTTATAAATCTTAAATTACATTGATGACCGATAATTAACGGATTAATTTTAAGTTCATATCCTTGTTTAAAAGGAATGATATGATCCACTTGGATATCAGTTTTCTTTTTTCCAGTAACCGGGGCTAAGTTTTGTTTTCTAAGTCTGTACATAGTCCTATAAGTAGATTTTCTACATTCTCTTTTATATTTAGTTAGTTCGTCATCTACTTTGTTTTTAAGGCGTTGGTTATTTAATTTACCTTCCCAATTTGGATTGGATGAACCAGTCCATTTTTCTTTTTGCGTAAGATTAACTTTCCCTTTGTTCCAACCATGTCCTTTTTTAAGACCGTCTAAATTCAGTTTTGATTTTTGTTCGGGTGTCATCTCTATTCCCTTATTCCAAGGTATGTTACCCTTGCGGTTTATGGGATTTTTACAAGTAGTTGAACAAAACTCTAAAAATCTAGGTTTTGTCACAAAATCAGATCCGCAATAATTGCAGCACATCAATAAGCCATATTTAGTTTTCATATGACTATTTATCTCGGGGCGCCCGTTTGTGAGATTTTAGGATGTATTTATATATCAATTTCATCGTCTAATACAATCCAACCTAGTTTACGTAAGTCTTCTTTAATCTCATTAGTAACTACCCCTTCACTTACATATGCTCTACTTTTTAAATGTTCTTCTTGTTGCTTAATTGTTAACTGTTGATAATCCTCAGCATGTATCTCGGCTAAGTCACGAATACCAGTACAATACCAATCAATATAATCTCCAGTTTCTCTCATGTCAGCAACGATGCCACCGGCATATCTCCAAGAACAACTCCATTTTTTCTCGGTTAAGATAGGCCACACATCGTTCTTCGTAAAATCTCTGTTACATATGGCTGCATATAAATGCTGTGCATAGATATCGTCTGCTCTTACCTTTTCTAATATCCAATCAGTAGTTCGCAAATCAAACTCTAAGTTGTCTTTTTTCCAACTTTCATCTTGAATCAATTCTGTTTTTTCATTTGCTATATCAGCATACCACTCTAGCATATCACTAGCCGCCTGATCATCAGGGTTGTTTTCTAGTTTTTCTAAATATCTTTTCTTTTGAAAAGTACCACGCTCGGGGCTTTTGCTTATATCATCCATGATTCAAGTATATCATACACTACTGATTAAAACAAGTCTGTCTTTTCCCAAGGCAAGTAATCTTTACCAAAGTGACCGTAGTTTGTAGTAGAACTATAAATTGGTCTGAACAAATTGAATCGTTCAATGATACCTTTTGGGGTCAAGTCAATGAACTTTGGAATCAATGCTGTCAAGTCACGGGCCATAACTTTATCAGCGCACTCTACATAGAAACTCATAGGTTCTGTCATACCAATAGCATAGCTGATTTGAACTGTAGCCCAATCTGCTTTGCCACTTGCTACAATGTTTTTAGCAATATATCGCATCATATATGCAGCACTACGATCAACCTTTGTCGGGTCTTTACCACTAAAGGCCCCGCCACCATGAGGGCAACTGCCACCGTATGTGTCTACGATAATCTTACGTCCAGTAAGACCAGTGTCACCATCTGGTCCACCAACTACGAATCTACCTGTAGGATTAATGTAGAATTCAGTCTTATCATCATGATACTCTTTAGGTAAAAGTGCTCTAATTAGTTTCTCTACTGACTCACGCACTAGTTCAATAGTAACATCAGCGTCATGCTGAGTAGAGCAAACGACTTTAGAAATACGTTTAGGTGTGCCATCATCATTGTATTCAAAGGTGACTTGACTCTTAGCATCAGGCCCTAAGAATTTTATCACCCCATCTTTGCGTAGTTTGGTTAACTGCTCAACAATTCTATGACTCCAGTAGATAGCGCTTGGCATAAAGTTTTCTGTTTCATTACACGCATACCCAAACATCAAGCCCTGATCTCCGGCGCCAAATGTATCTGTTCCTAGTGCAATATCTGCACTTTGGCCATGAAGCAAGTTCGTAATCTCTACAGTTCTCCAGTCAAAGCCTGATTGCTCGTATCCAACTTCTTTAATAACTTTTCGTACAGCAGCATCAACACTTTCAGGGTGCAGTATGCCTTTGTATTCGCCAGCTACTACAACTCGGTTAGTTGTCACTAGAGTTTCACATGCACATCTTAGTGCAGTATCCTCGTGCGACATGACCAAATCTAAAACTGCATCACTGATAGCGTCTGCTATTTTATCAGGATGACCTTCACTAACACTTTCACTTGTAAATAAATAACTCATTAATTTCCTTTATGTCTTCTATTTAAGGAGATTTTTTAGCTTTAGAATAAAAGATATGATTTCCAATAACTGCAACTTGTTTATAGGGCCAGTTAGGATCTACCGTTAAGTTATGAAAGAATAAAGCTGTCTTTGGGATTACTTCGCTGTATGCATCCTGTGACAATACTGCAAGAGCAATACTCTCAGCCTTTTTATATTGTGCTGAGTTTTTATTGGGGTCGGATTTGCCCTCACATACCCAACTAAACTGACACATCTTAATGTTATCATCGTTTACTGTATACTGATAAACTACACCACATGGAGTTTTTGCAAAACCATTTCGTACTCTGTTCATCACTACTCTAGCAACAGCAGCTTGACCGAGTAAGGTTTCACCACCTGCTTCGTAGAAAATGTTGGTGGATAAGCAACCCAGTTGCTTCAAATCTATTTTTGCTATTTTGTTTAGTACTTCAGTATCAACCAAAGGCTGGGTAGCTTTAGGCACAAACATGATTGCCATGAAAATAAAAAACACCAATAACAATTTATTTTTTAATAAAAACATAATTATTCTTTCTCCCGTATTATAACACGGGGCTAATATAAACCAAAGTGTTTTGGTTAATGTACCCAGCAATCGCAATTGCAATTGATAACTTGTTCAATTGCGGCGTCAACTGGATATGTAGACGGTTTTAGCACATCACTAGTATACAGTACATTTAATGCAGGTGGCACTAATTTTGTATACGGCGAGCCGGCTAAACTGCCTGGTACGATGGGGCCACCCGTGTAAACTGCCGCCGGAACAGCCGCTGTAATAGCAGCTGGGCCACTAATACCGCCAATTACAGAGGGTACACCTATTGCCACAGGATCAGGTATCACTGATCCTGGACCTACTACTACGGGTTCGTTGACTATTAAGTATTCTTCAAGCACAGGGTCGTAAGTACCTACAGGAACAATATCAAATGGATATGCTGGAATTGAATCATAGACTACTCCAGTAGCGCTACTGGAGTAGTCTATATTGCTAATGGATCCGTTAGCAATCAGTACAGTTTCGTCTTCTTCAGGCAATGCGTCTGAAATATTGTCATCTAACGGAACTCCGAGAATATTCAATCTTACTTGATTTCGTTCCGCTCTCATTTCAGCGACTATACTTTGACCTGCAACTAAGTCTAAGTCAGAGATAGCTTCTAGTGTCTGAGTTGCCATATGTGGGGCAACTTGCAGTGCAAATTTAGGAAGAAGATCAGTAAAGCTATAGATAGTAACTGGATACGGATTCAAGTTTGTATCTCTTGGTGAAGGAACTGCTGCTAATCCTGTTACTCTAGCACGTTGCTCTACCCCAAGTTGAGTTCCCATCTTTTCCCAAAGGTCTTCTAACTGTACAGATTGACCTGGTTTCACTGTTCGTATTATTGCAATCTCTGCATTTGCTAAGTCTATCTGAGCTTGTACTGCAACGTCCAGCCCCAAAGTTGGACCAAGTGTTGCTGCATACAGATTACTATAGATAGTTGCTAGTGTAGTAGATTGAATATTCGTGATATATTTCTGTAGTAGTACCCAAGGATAAGGCAACCCAGACATTGATCCAAAGAAATCTGAGAATGTGTAAGTGTGTCGAGGGCCACTACCTAATGCGATTAGTGCAAGTCCGGCACTAGCTTCAGTAGCATCTACTGGTATATTAGTTCCACCTACTAAAGGTAATCCAACTGTTGTTTCGAGATTTGCAACAATTTGTGCAAACTTTTCAATTTCTAACTGCGTAATATTTTTCACTTGTTGCATAGACGCACCAAATGCACCCGCAGCTACTGCTAACTCAGGCGGGAGTATGCCATCTAAGTATGATCCAAATCCTTCAGGAACAATTTGTATATTGAGTTCTAATTCTTCTGGTTTAGACTGTTCTGTAGTTGCAGCAGCTTCGCCGGGAATTAGATTATTAAAAAAGTATGTAGCCATTATTGATATCCACTTCCACTACCTATGCCACCGGCGTCACCACCTACGCCTCCATCGCCGCCTCCACCAAAGCCACCAAACCCTGGTTCAGGCTCTCTACCGCCAAATTCTCTAGGAGCTTCGGGTGGTGGTGGAGGCGCTTGTGGTGGAATCGCTATCTCAGGAGGACCAGGTGGGTATACCGGCTGAACTGGTAATACTGGTATTGCTGGTGCGACTACTTTCTCCTTGAATATAGGATAGTAAGTTTTGCTATTTGTTGGTCCGGGGACTGCATTATACATTGGTACCGTCAGGGTAGGGAAGCTAGTTGGGAATAACTTTACTACATTAAGTAGGTCAGCTAGTGTTTCAAGACCCGGGGTACTGCAATTAAGTGATACTAATATCTCAGCTAAGTCAACCCCTGAAATTATCAAAAATGCAGAATAAATTTGTTTCTGTTGCAAACTAGTAACGCCTACATTGTCGGTAGCTTTATCTATATCACTAATAGACATTCCGGTAGCTAACAATGCTACACTCAATGATGGAGTAAGTGCGTTGTATTTCTTAAGCGTTGCTAATAAGTTAGAAGGCAGTCCAAATGTCCACATTGTAGACAAGTCTATTGCTTTACCTAATCTTATCAAGTCTTGACCAAACACTCTTGTTGATAAACTGATACCAGTTATATCAGAGGTGATTAAGTCATCCATATTACTAAATGTACCTTCTAAGAAGGTCAATGAGTTTTGTAAAGTATTAATTGCTTGGTTAGAATAATCAACGAATGCGCTAGCTGATAAGAACGATCCTACAAAATCATTGTAAAAGGTAGTTAGAGCCAGCGTATTATTATAATTAAACTCATTGTATGCTTGCCAAGCAAACAATCTTACAAAGCCGTAACTTGCAGTTTCCCCTGCATAGCCTGCGCCTCCCCAACTTGGGCTTCCGGTATAAGTATATGTTGGCGGGATACTATTTCCTAATGCAGGAATAGTGCTGCTACCAATTGCAATAAGATTATTATAGGTAGTTAGCGACAAGTCACCTGCATTATATCTTACCCAACCTTGACGCAGTGCGTTAGTTAAATTGTTTAATACCGTGCTTGACACAACAGTACCAGCAGTATAAGTGCTGATACTAGTGCTAGCTCCCATGTAGCCGGCTGATGGTTGATTAATCCAAAAGCCCTTGCCTTGAACTAATCCGCTTAGTACGTTAACGCCCAATGGGCTTTGTTTACCTGAATTACTCATGGTATAAACACATCAGGACTGCCTTCAACGATAACGTGACCACATGTATTTCCTGATCCTACTCTTAATACTGCTTGATTTTCAGCAAAGACTGTGGGGCTGCCCTCAGTTGTGTGAGCATTATCATGCGGTGGATGGGGCTTTCCCCATGGTGCATGAGCAGTAATAGGGCTTACATGAATGCCAACTTTAATATTGTTTGCAAATACCGTTGCGGCTCCGCGAACAATAGCGCCGCCTGGTTGATTCTTGTCCCCTACTCTACTCAATGCTGTCATGTATTACCCTAATATAAGTTTCTTCTCGGGTACTTTGATGCCGGTTGTTGCTTCTAAGTACTTCATTTTAATGCTGTCCTCAGTAGTTGAGAACATTGCAATACTATTAGTATTTAGCGTAACTGAAGAACCTGGTTCTGCGGTAAACATACTAGGAATCATTTGCATTCCATTTTGAGCAGGGGCAATAGATACTGGATCAGTGATCTTAACTGTGTGTTCTTCTTTAGAGATATCAGTTACTTTAGCGATAAGTTCCTCGCCCGAGTTTAGTTTAAATGTGTATGTTTTGCCTTGTTCTAATTCGCTCATTATATGCTTTCTGTTTCTGTTAATTTTGCTTTGAGTTCTGTAAACCCACCCACTAATTCTCCTTCAATGAAGATTTGTGGTACTGTACGAGCATTTGGTACTGCTTCTAATAATTCTTCTTTGGAGTATCCGTCCCCGATTTTCTTTTCTTCAATAATGTAACCTTTGCTCTTTAGCAATGCTTTAGCTTGGTCACAATAAGGACAATGATACTTACTCCATAATACTGCTTTCATAATATTTCCTTTTATAAATTTGGTAATTGATCGTAATCTAATGATTCGGACATAATTCCTATTACGTAATTGGTACTCTCTGTTTCTTGAAGTGCAGACTGCTTTTTGCTTGTATCAACGTGCTTAGTGAACCAGGGGATAGGAGTTGACTTTGGTGCATTACCCTGATACTTGATTCCAATATCTTTTAATGCGCCAACTGCTGTATAGTCTACAAAGTCTTTTAATACATTAGCATTCAATCCAATGACTGGACCTTTATTAAACAAATAATCTGCTCATGCTTTTTCTTCACGAATTACATCTATATACAGTTGATATACTTCTGCTTCACATTGTACTTTAGCGTTAGCAAAACGCGGATCTTCTTTAATAACCTGATTAATAAGGTAAGCAGTCCAGCCTTTATGTAGAAGTTCATCTTGGAGAATTAAACTGATAATGTTGCCATTACCAATAAAGATTTTGTTCTCAACCATTGCTAAACTAGTAGCAAATGATACCATAAAGCGGAATGCTTCTAATGCGTAGCTGGCATGTAATGCCAGCCAAATAGCTTGTATGTGTTCAACTTCTTCTACGGGCTGTCCTAGTTCTTTTGCACAGTTAATTCCATGCAAATCATCGTAGTACTTACCGACACTACTAGCCATGTCTACAATCTCTTTTGTATCGTGGATCGTGTTGAACACATCTTTTGGTACGTTATAGATATTACGAATGATATGACTATAACTCTTTGAATGAATGTTTGTCTCAAAGAAGCCCCAGTTATACATCAATGCTTCTACTTCAGGTAGGCTACAAACAGGTGTAAACACTTGAGTTGGGCCGCGTCCTTGCAAACTATCTAGTGCTGTTTGACGCAGTAAGTTGCTAGTAAAAATATGCTTGACCGCATCACTAGCATCTTTGAAATCATTGCTGTCTTTGCTTAGACTAATTTCTTCTGGTTGCCAAAAGAAGCCACGTGCAGTAGCTTCAAAATCTGCAATCTTTTTGTATTTAACTTCTTCAAATCGTTGGATAGTTACAGGTCCTGCTGGGTCTAGAAACATCTTACGATTTAAGTAGTCTGTCTTGGTATTTAGGTTATATTGTGCTTGGCTCATAATTTACAACTTTCGCAGGATTCCTCATCATCAAAATCTATAGCTTCTAACATCGGTGGTGCTTCGTCTGCATCAGCTTTACTACCCTGCTTGTTAATCAAACTATAATAGAAGGTCTTGATACCATAATAATGTGATTGCATTAAGTTCTTTGCTATCAATGTAGTTGGAACTTTTCTGTCAGGAAAATGTTTGGGGTTATAAAAAGTATTTACAGATATAGCCTGATCTACATAAGCTGCAATTACTGCTGCTGTCTTTAGATAACCTTCGCAATCTTTTTGTTCCCACAGTAACTGATACTTGTTCTTCAACTTATGATACTCGGGGACAACTTGTGTTAGTGAACCCGCTTTACTTTCTTTCACGCTAATCAAACTCATTGGCATTTCAATACCATTAGTGCTATTGATAACAACAGAGCTTGATTCTACAGGAGCTACGGCCATTTGTGTAGCATTACGGACACCATACAGTTTTATGTTAGTGCGCAGTGTTTCCCAATCTAATTCTGGAGTAAAGTCAGCTAGTTCATTAACTCCATTTGCTCGTAGTTCCCACGGGAAGATGCCTTTGCCATAACGAGTATGGTCACTGCCTTCACACTTGCCGCGCTCTTTAGCTAATTCAACGCTTGCTTCTGTTAGATAAAATGATAAGTGTTCCATCCAAATTTTGAGTTCAGCAAGAGAATCTTTCTCACCATACTTGAGACTACGCTTGGCATGCCAGTATGCTAAGTTAGTGATACCAATACCCAATGGGCGAATCTCATCATTACTTAGCTTAGATTGAATACTTAAAAAGTCTTGATAATCCAAAATGTTATTGAGACTACGATGTAAGATGCGACAAGCCCTGCGCATATCTTCGGGATTACGAAATGCACCCCAGTTAATACTGCCAAGTGTGCAAAGGGCTATCCTGCCGGTGTCATCGTCTAATCTCTTAAAACTTTTGGTCGGAAGTAGGATCTCACAACATAAATTACTCTGGTAAATTGTATGATACTCTGGATCAAATGGTCCCTGCTTCATCACATTGTCAATGAACACTAAGTAGATACGTCCTGTATCTGTGCGTTCTTTAAGAATGCCACTCTTGAATACCTCTTCGGCACTCATTGTCTTCTTACGAAGGTTCTTTTGTTTCTCATACTTGACATACAGTTCTTCAAACAGTTGAGTGTTCTTGTAGAATGCTTCGTACAAGTCTGGAACTTCATTGGGATCAAAGAATGTTATGTCTTCTTTGTTTTTGAATCTGCGCCAGAAGAACGCCGATAAGACCACACCGTAATCCATGTGCCTAACTCGTGTTTCTTCTGTGCCTTGATTATTCTTAAGTACAATAAGATCATCAAACTGATGATGCCAAATAGGATAAAATACAGTAGCACTTGCATTACGAATACCTCCTTGACTGCATGAACGTAGATCGCCAAACCACTTTTTCAAGAATGGAATCATACCTGTGTGCATAATTTCGCCACCACGAATAGGTGAGCCCAGTGGGCGTAGACGACCAATCTCTAATCCGATGCCAGCCCGCTTGCTAGCATACTTGGCCATCATTTCGCCACTAGCAAAAATGGAGTCAAGATCATCATCGCTGCGAATGAGTACACAACTACTGAACTGCTTAGTGGGAGTACCAAGCCCAGCAAGAACAGGAGTAGCGAGAGTAAATAGACCGTCAGAAGCCGCATTGTAATATTCCTTTATATAACGCATTCTTGCTGAGTTTGGTTCTTCTTTATGAAAAACTGTAGCAGCAGCAACCATATAACGAATCTGTGGAGTTTCGTATATTTCTTTTGTAGAACGATTTTTGACTAGATACTTTTCAATCAGTTGTTCAATAGCAGCATAGCTATAACCTTCATCTTTAGAATGATCTAGCATGTCATTCATTCTGTTCCAGTCTTCTTCTGTATACCAATCAAGTAATTCTGATGTGTATAAGCCAGTTGCTACATTCTTTTTAACGATATCAAACAGGTGCGGAACTTCATATGATCCGTATACATCCTTACGTAACATTGATAATCGTTGCTTACCAGCTACATATTGATAGTTAGTATGTCCAACATCACTGTTGCTTTCTACATCAATTAAGTCAACAATAGCACGTAGGGTAATTTCGTCAATTTGATTAGTGGTAATACCATCATAAAAATGAAGCTGACTCTTGATCTCAATCATTGATGGGCTAACATCAGCTATTCCATTACATACTTTTGCAACTTGTGCTTGCCATTTTTCTAGCATCAATGGCTCTTTTTTGCCATCACGTTTGATGACATTAATAATTTGTAGCATTCTTCAC